GTACTCGGAGCGGGAGTGGAAGCAGATCATCGGGGATTCGTACTACATCCAGCTCGGTCCGAACGACAAGTTCGGGTGGACGGAGCCGGAAGGGCACGTATACCAGGTGGCGCTGGAGAACCTGACCCGGCTGAAGGACGAAATTTACCGGGTCTGCTACCTGATGCCGCAGGCGGTGGACTCGACGACGCCGCAATCGGGATTGAGCAAGCAGCGGGACTTCACCATCACCAACGAGGTGCTGCGGGGGTACGGGGACGCGGTGAAGGACAGCATCAAGCGGGTGCTGCGGGCGATCGAGGCGGCGCGGCAGGACGGGCTGATCATCGACGTGTCGGGGCTGGACGAGTTCGACGTGGGGGAGTTCTCGAGCGAGCTCGCGGATGCGGGCAAGCTGCTGGCGCTGGGGATCAATTCCGCCACGCTGCGAAAGGAAGTGTTCAAGAAGCTTGCCTCCAAGTACCTGTGCGACGCGCGACAGGAACTCAAGGACCAGATTGCCAAAGAGATCGACGAGGGGCAGTAAGAGGGTGGAGGACGGGACATGGACGAAGAGAAAGAGACAGTGGAAGCCAAGGACGGCAATGTCCGGGCGATCGTGCGGGAAACGATCGAGGAGTTCGTGAAGAAGGAGCAGTCGAAGACGGAGCCGGCATACAAAGTCGAGCTGGTCGAGGAGCGGAAGCGAAGAGAGCAACTGGAGCGGAGGCTCAACGAACTGGTCGAGGAGAACAAGCGGAGCCGTCAACAGGCCGAGGAATCCGAGCGGGCGGCGACGGTGCGGGCGGAGTTGCAGCGCATGGGAGTGGCGAAGGTGGACGTGGTGTTCAAGGCGATCAAGGACGACATCTACCGCGCCGAGGACGGCCGGCTGCTGGCGAGGGGCGAGGGAGGCGAGGTAAGCCTGAAGGAGTACGTCTCGCACTTTCTGAACGAGAACCCGGAATTCCTTCCGGCGCGCATTGCAGGGGGCTCGGGAGCGGTATCGGCGCACAAGCCGCCGGCAGCGAGCGGCGGGGCAGCCGACCTGGACAAGATCCGGCCGGGGATGAGCGCGGAGGAGTCCGAGCGGATCCGGCAGGAAATCGTGAGAATTGCGTCGCAGACGCTGCGGGGAGCTTGAAGAAGGAAAGTACGAAGTACGAAGGACGAAGTAAGAAGTGAGAGATCAGAGTGAGAGGAGAGATGAATGCCAGCGATAACTTCAACTAACGTGGCTAACGCGATTGTCAAACTCGTAGCGGTGGATGCGCTGCCGGCTCTGATGGGGAACCTGGTGATGGGGAACCTGGTCAATCGCGATTTCGAGCCAATTCTGGCCCAGGCGGGGGATACGGTGAACGTGCCGATTCCGCCGACCCTGGTGGCCAACAACATAGCGGAAGGCGGCACGGTGCAAACGCAGAACCCGAGCCTGGGGAACGCGCAAATCGTGCTGAACACACACGCGGAAGCGACCTTTCAGGTGCCGGACGTCACGAAAGTGCTGGCGGTGCCGGACCTCTTGAAGCTGTACATGCAGCCGGCGATGGTGGCGCTCGCGGAGAGGATCGAGACGGACCTGCTGAACCTGTACGCGAGCTTCACGTCGAACACACCGGTGGGGACGGCGGGCACGGCGCTCACCGAGGCGGTGGTGGATGCGGCCGAGACGGCACTGTTCCAGGCCAAGGTGCCGGGCAGCGAGCCGAAGTACCTGGTGGTGGACGCGGCCAGCTACTCGGCGCTGCGGCAGATCGTGCGATTCAGCGAGTACGACAAAGCCGGGGACGCGGGGATGCGGGCGCTGGTGGACGGGACCGTGGGGAAGATCAAGGACTTCTTCGTGCTGCGGTCGCAGTTCGTGGCCAAGACGGGGAGCTCGCCGGTGACGACGCACAACCTGGCGTTCACGCGGAGCGCGCTGGGACTGGTGGTGCGGCGGCTGCCGCAGCCGCTGCCGGGGACGGGCGCCATCGCGGAGTACGCGGAGTTGGGCAACTTCGGGATGCGCGTGATCCTGAGCTATCAGCCGAACACGCTGGCGCAGCAGTTCACGGTGGACGTGCTGTACGGTGTGGGCGTGCTGCGGAACGGGTTCGCGGTGCAGGTGAACAGCTAGCAGAAGCCATCGGCTCCCGGCTAACAGCCCACAATCCATTGCCGCTGGGGGACAAGGTGAGGGCTGGCGGCAGGGTGGCCGACGGTAGCAGAACGGTTGGGAGCCTCGGTGGGAAGCTGAGGCTCTCGGACCTTCCGCGGACCGCGAGGTGGCGCCCGGGGTCAACGGCGCGCGGAGGATCGACCGGGTGGAGAGGGGATATGGACCTGAAAGTCTACTACCAGAAGGTGCGGCAGATTGAGGCGGCCCTTGGCGAAGCGCACGTGGTGGTCGTGAGCCAGGAAACGCCGGACGGCGGGCGCGCCGGAGTGCGGACGGAAGTGCCGCGCCTCGTGGCAGCGAAGTTGGTCGTGGAGGGACGAGCGCGGCTGGCCACGGCGGAAGAGGCCGGCGAACACCGTGAACAGGCGGCCGAGGCCAAGCGGGCGGTCGAGCAGGCGGCAACGGCGAACCGGATGCAGATCACGGTGATCTCGGAAGCGGATCTGCGGGCGTTGAAGGGGGCGTCGCGCACCAAGGTCTAGGGGAGCGCGGAGGCCGGGAGCCAGGGGCGAGGCGGTGGGTCTATGGCATTGTTCACTGATGGAACAGTTTCGATCATCGAGGACTTGATCGGGTACGAATCGGCGATCCTGGACGCGGCCACGACGGAACAGATCGATCTGACGGTCAAGCTGGGCCTGGCACAAGAGGAGCAGGGGATCGACCTGGAAGCATACCTATCGTGGCGCGACAGCACGCTGGGATTGGGAAACATCGTGGTGACGGAGCCGCTGCACAAGTGGCATACGTTCCGCACGCTGGCCCTAGTTTACCGGGACGCGTACCACCGGCAGTTGAACGACCGCTACCTGGCGAAGTGGAAGGAATACCAGAAATTGGCGCAGTGGGCCTGGGACGCACTGCTGGAGATCGGGTTGGGAATCGTCATCGACCCGATCCCCAGGGCGGCGAAGCCGCAACTGAGCTACGTGGCGGCGGCGGTGAGCGCCGCAACGTACTATGTGCGCGTGGCGTGGCGGAACGTCGATGCCGAGGAGGGCAGCCCGAGCGAGATGGCGATCCTGAGCGTGCCGGAGGGGAATGGACTAGTGGTGACGCCGTTGAGCGCGCCGGCGCAAGCACGCTCGTGGAACGTGTACGCCGGGCTCTCGGTGACGGAGCAGACGCTACAGAACGAGGCGCCGCTGGCAGTCGAGGAAGCCTGGACAGAGCCGGTCTCCGGGCTACGGCAAGGCACGCCGGCCGGGACGGGACAGGCGCCGGACTACTTCCTGCGTCCGAATCCCAAGGTGCTGTGGGGATAAAAGAATGGCGGCACTAGGAAGCGCGGCAACGAACAAAGTGCTGAGCATCATGACGGCGGCAACCGGACTGCCGTACCGGGTGGCGGCGCTGGCGGCGCGGGAGAGCGTGGAACTGGCGGCCATCGACTCGAGGCAGGTGATCGGGCAGCAGGTGGCGTATGAAACCGCGGAACGAACGGCGGGGGTGATGTACCCGGCGGTATACGTTTACTGCGAAGGGTTGACCAACCTGCTGACGGAGAAGTTCCGAACGTTCTCCGGGAAAGCGCACATGGCCGTGGAAGTGAGGGTCACGCACGACCGGCTGGAGCAAGTATCGAAGAACCTACAGTATTACGCGGGCGCGGCGACGGAGGTGCTGGACGCGCAGCGGGGCGACTGGGGATCGGGGATGTTCTATACCGGCGGGTACAAGGTGGAGTTCGGGCCGATCAAGCACGGGGGCAAGAACTTCCTACAGGCGGCCAAGGTCCAGTTCGAGGTGGACGTGAGCTACTGAGGGAGATGGGAGCTAACAGCAAGGACCGCTCCCTGGCGGTCGCGGCTCGGAAGCGGGTGGCGCAGGGAGGCAACAGGAAAGGGGCTGAGTTACCGATATGCCGTGTGGATACATATCATCGAATGACAACCGGCTGTACGTGGCGCTGGAGCTGAGTTACGGGCAAGTGGCGGCCATCGAAAGCCGGAACCGGTTTCCGGCGGTGAAGCTGGCGACGAGCCAGCGGCTGGAGCGTCCGAAACGGAAGGACAAGACCGGGACGCGGACGTTTCCGGGGCCGCCGGCGGGGCTGAGGAAGAGGACCACGTTCGACGTGCGAACGTACATGACGGGCTGGACGCGGCAGGACGCGGAACCGGGCTACGGGCCACTGTTCCAGGCGAGCCTGGGGGGCGCGGCGGTGCTCTTTAACGGGGGCACGGCGGGGAACAACCAGAACTTGAAGCTGCTGACGTTCTCGAGCGCGCACGGGCTGGCGGCGGGCCAGGCGGTGAGCTGCGGAGGGGAGCTGCGGTTCGTGAACTCGATCGTGGACCCGCTGACAGTGGAGCTGAACGCGCCACTTACGTCGCTGCCGGGGACGGGAGCGGCGATCGGGCCGACGGTGACGTACGGGCCGGCCACGGCGCTGGATACGGTGAGCATCTTCGACTACTGGAGTCCGAGCGGGGCGGCGCAGCGGATCCTGAGCGGCGCGGCGGTGGACAAGATGCGGATTCTGGTGAACGGGGACTATCACGAGTTCCAGTTCAGCGGCGGGGCGCGGGACCTGGTCGACAGCACGAGCTTCCAGGAGGGAGAGGGCGAGCTGACGAGCTTCCCGGCGGAGCCGGCGCTGGAGCAGTTCGATTACTCGATCATCCCCGGGCATCTGGGTCAAGCGTGGCTGGGGAACACGCCGGACCGGTTCTACACCATCACGGCCGCCGAGCTGCTTCTGGAGAACGACATCGAACTGCGGGCCCTGGAGTTCGGAAGCGACGCGCCGCGGTGCATCTCGGCCGGGCTGAGGACGGTGACGGTGGACTTCGATCTGTTCCAGCAGAACGATGCAGCGACCAAGGCGCTGTACCAGGCGGCGCGGCAGCTCTCGCCGATCGGGGTGATGGTGCAGCTTGGGCAGCAGTCGGGGCAACTGTTCGGGGCGTACTTGAAGAGCGTGGTTCCGGAGGTGCCGGAATTCGACGACAGCGAGAACCGATTGCAGTGGAAGTTCACGGGTTGCCAGGCGCAGGGTACCGGCAACGACGAGATCTACGTGGCCTTCGGATAAGGGGCAG